CACACCGTACTGGTTCTGAGCGTCTGTCTGAGCCTCAACAGTCCAGCGAGCCGATAGGCGACGGGACTTAGCTTCGACAACCTGCTTCAACATCTCCAGCTTAACAGCGTTACCTGGAACACCTTCAAGCTGAGCAGTCAATGCACCAGCAGGGGTGGCGGCAACCTCGTTACCAGAGTATGAGGCAGCTAGGTCACGTACGTGTAGAGGAGCTAGCATTTCCTCTCCAGCAATGGTGCCAGCACCAGCAGAAGTTGTTCCGTAGACGTAACGAAGGGTCATGATCTGTGCGACCGGACCCGGCATTGGCTGTACGCCAACCAGTTCGTTTACGATTACGTTTGGTAGCACACGACGAATGATAGGCAGAATTACCTTGTTCAGCGTTGCAATGTTACCCGTGGATACGGCAGAAGCTGAGGCATTTTCCATCAGATACTTCTGGCGTCCCACGAAATCCTTACGGGGGTTCTCTAGGCACTTGTCCATGATCTTAGCCTTCTTTGGCGGAAGACCATCCATCAAGGCTTCCTTGATGCGCAGCCACTTCGAGTTACCCTTTTCAGTGATCACGTTAGGCATTGTTCTTTCCTCTCCTTATAGGGGGTGGGAGAATGTATTCTTGGTTATTTAGAAATTTGTTACCAAAATACGTCCCATATCCCTCAAAAACGGTTATTTTTCGATTCCGGCTAGGCGTGAAATCTCTAGAATCTCATCATCATCTGCCGCATCGGTGTTGCGAGACTCCTTGAGAGTACGCTGTCCACCGGTCTTCAGTTCTACTACCGACTCTTCCAGCTTACGGCGCTTGTGCTGCTTTGCTGGTGCCTTGGCTTCGTTCAATAGCTCTGGGAGCCACTTCTTGTATGTTGCCTGTAGCTTATCGGTACGAGATGCTTCCAACAGATCCTTCATCTTCTCACGAGTTCGACCTGTTAGCGGACTTAGCATCTTATTGATAGCACGTGCACGGACCACAGACTCTTGTAACTTCTTCTTGCTGAGTTCTGCGTTACGTGCCGCTTCCCTTGCTTCCTTGATTTTCTTATTTGCCTTAGCCTCAAGCATTCGGGCTCGCTTCTGCGACTCCTTCAGCTTTCCGGTTATAGCACGGAATTCCTTATTGCTGTCAAAGAACTGACGACGGAAGGTGGTCATGAACGACTCGTAAATCTCACGACCGAAGTCAGACTGACGGGCAGCCTTGATGTCTTCACGAAGCTCATCTAGGGTACCCTGAACCTGAACATTCACGATGTGCTCAAGAACAGCCGCAGCCTTCTGACGGAACGCATCACGGTCGGACTCTAGCTGAGCCTTCTTTTCCGTTAGTGCATTCAAATATGCCTTGCGATTGACCTTCTCACTTTCATGAAGCTCAGAAAGTTCACGTGCAAGCACGCCTTCAATGACCTTCTCAACTGCACCAAGACGCTTTGCTACGTATTCACGGGCATGCTCCTTTACAGTAGCACGCTCGTCAACGAGCTTCTTCTTCAATGTATCAACTTCCTCCAAACCAGTTCGGAGGTCACTGACTGCACCATTCAGTTCCTGCTCTAGAAACTGTTCAAGAGCAGCATGGATAGCCTTCTTATCCTTAGCGTAACGCTCAGCAAGTTCACCACGAATTGCCTTCTCCTGCTCCACCTTGGCTTCCGCCAATGTGTCGCTGAATACCTTCGCAATCTTCTTTCGAGTGTCTTCGTTAAGAACGTCCATGCTCTCTAGGATCTTCTGTAGAGTATCCTCAAGCATCTTACTTTCTCCACTTGTATTGATCCCGGACTTCCGTCAGGAATCGAGTGATTTCTTGTTCTAGAAAACGTTGTGCGTCTTCATCATGACGTACGTATTCTGTTAGCTTCATAGCCTCTTGACCATGCTTGCTCCCCATCAAACTCTCTGCAAGAGAAGCATGAGGATAAGCACTTGGAGCGCTTGGGTTTGCAACAATGTCCACCGTAACGATGTCAAAATCACTTACCCTTCCCTGACCGTCAATATTTCCGGAACCACGTGAACTTACGCCCATCTGCATACCGGCTTCAATACAACCCTTGACGATCAAACCCATTCCAGCATTCACGATTCTCATCGCACCCATGCCGTTATTTCCATTCATATTCATCTCAGTGATGACATGAGAGATCCTGTCCATGTTAATGTTCAGTCCCTCTGGATGGTCTAGCTCGCCAGGGATCGGACCTTTTGACTGAATACGCTCGTTTATATGACCCACGGCTTTTTCAATTTCATTCCGTGGGTACACACGACCATTATGGTTCTGCGTCTCACCCTCAAGGAATAGACCCTTCAGGTAATAGAACCCGTCTTTACCATTGCTTTCTCCGACAAGAGGTTTGGCTTCGGGTAGAATGACCTCAGTCAGTAAACGTTTCTCAGTCATTTGACTATTTGCTCCAGATTACGTAATGAATTAGTCCTCGTCCTTCGAATAGGCAGGCTCATCATCGTCATCGTATTCTTTGTCGTAGTCCTTGGACTTCTTGTCTTCATCGTCCTTGGACTTGTAGTCATTAGACTTGTAGTCCTTGGACTTCTTGTCTTCATCATCGTATTCGCCCTTGGACTCGTAACCCTTGGACTTGTAACCCTTGGACTTGTAGTCATCGTCGTATTCGTTCTCGGTTTCCATACGATAAGACTTGTCACCATGACCCATGCCTTCCATCTCGTCCTCTTCATGTTCAACACTATCAAGGTCGTCATCGCCCTCTAAATCAAGGTCGAAATCAAAGCCCATGTCATCATCGTTCATGTCGTTTTCGTAATCCATCTCTGAATCACTATCGCCATCCATGTCCATATCCATGTTGTTTTCATAGTCTGCATCGTCCATGCCGTCCGAAGCATCAGGAGAACCCATACCGTTGTCATCCATGCCGATCATGAGGTCATCATAGTCCTCGTCGCCATCCTCAACGTCCGTTCCTTCATCCTCGTAAGACATGTCACCGCCCATCTCGTTGTATGGATTGCGGCCATCACCCTTCTTGTTGTATACCGAGTCTAGATGATCCATGTTTTCAAATACGTCGGACAAATCGAACTCATCAGAACCTAGAAGGTCCGAGATGTTCTTTGCCGACTCCATCTGTTGTTCACTCTCTGGAGCATCCCTGTTATCGGACGGCTTGTGGGTTACTGTGTTTGCCATGCTGGAAGGATCAGTGTTTAGCTCCTCAAAGCTAATCTCTTCTGCCACTCCGGACAGCGAGTCCTCAGCAGCCTCTAGCTGGTCCCATAGGTCTCGTGACTTTTCTAGCACGAGTGTGTGAAGCTTTTCAGATGCGATCTTTGCAGCGCCTTCGTTGACAACTCGAAGCTTACCCTTCTCGTCAACAGTGTAGCCCTCAAAAATCGAATCTAAAATCTCTGTCATGAGATTCTGATATCTGGACATTTCTCTTACCTCTCGTCAGATTGCCTTGTTGCGGAAAAATCCGTGTAGATATTTAACAAGGAGTGATTCTTTTCTGACCAAAACCCCTCATTATAGATAAATTTCATTGATTTATAGTCCACCACCCAGACCACCGCCCAATCCTCCAAGACCACCTTCCTCAGATGGAGTCTTATAGACCTTCTGAATCATTTTCATTCTCTTGGAGTTTTCAACTCGTCGGGTCAACTGTGATTTGCGGACCTTTTGAAGTAAGCTCAACGTAATCTTGAAACCACCACCGATTGCATCCGGATGATCTTCAACATCAGCACCTACAGGGAATAAGTTATCATTAGGAGTCTGTGAATGACCAAGGTCATCCACAGACTGTGGGGCAGGTTTTATTTCACCAGCCTTAACTGGAGCCTCGGTTAGTGCTCTCTTTCCGATAATCATCTCAGTTTCTCCAAATCCTCCAATACCAGCGCCACCAGGGGCACCACCAGTAGCACCAGTCATAACACCACCCGCCATATCAGCACCAAGGTCTCCAAAGCCATCTGCTCCAACACCACCGCCTAGATCACCTACTCCGGGACCAAGACCCATCTGACCACCACCCAGGCCGCCACCCAGGCCGCCACCGAAGCCACCACCAAATCCTCCACCAGCACCAAGCTCAGCGAAGTCAGTAGCATCCTTCGGATCGAATCGCTCCTCCATTACCATCTTTTCGTTCTCTACAATTTCATCCTCAGTCCAACCCATGTACTTCTTCAGTCCGAAGCGACGGGAGATGTAAGGCTCATCCTTGATGGACTGCCATACACTAATGTTATCCTGATCACGAGCGTTCTGCTTGAACTCATCGTAGTTGGTTGGCTCGTTGAAATGCATATCGTAATCAGCAGCATTTACATTAACATCACGAACCTTACAGTACAGTTTGAATTCGAAATCGAACGTGTCGTCCATGTTCTTCTGGATACGCTCGCAGAATTTGGAGAACTCAATTTCCTCCTGATACGCCACACCAACACGACCATCGTTGAATACGGAACCACCCTCTTCTGGTCCTAGCAACCAAGAGTGCGGTACACGCAATGAACGCATCATCTTCTTGGTAAAATACTGAAGGTCTGGTAGCTCATTCCATGGCTGCCCCTCAAGAGTCTCTACCTTGGAACCACGTTGATCGAAGGACACCGGAATGTAGATGTCTTCCAACTGAGAAATTGGGTTGTACACAGAGTCTACGCTTCTCTGGCCATCGCTTAGAATTTGGGGCACACGCTTCTGGTTTAGCTCGTTCTTGAAATTGTTGACGACCCAGCTAGCACGGTCAGGACGCATCTTACCGGTGTCGATGTACCACACGGTACGTGACGGAGCACGCTGTGTGCGATGAATAATTGCAGCGTCCTCAAGAAGTTCACGTTGCTTGAATGTCTTCGAGGCATTCTCCAAGAAAGACTCCCCAAACGGCCAACGATTATTATAGCGATCTGATGGATCATCATCACCAGAAGCACCAGCAAACTTACCCTCGGAAACCGTTACCTGCATCATGTGAATTGAGGGTATAACCCTAGTATTACGCATACCAGAAGATAAGCTCAAGCTCTTGATAGAATCACTGAGACCACGGTTATCCACGGTTAGTTCGATGTTCTCGATGTTGAACTTGAAGTTTCGAACGATCCAGGCAATTACCTGAGTGCTCTCCCGATCAACCAAGGCACCCAAAACGAAACGTGGGTGAACAGAGAATAACTCAAATGTATCAGGATTCCTGAAGAAAAACCAATCTCCATATTTGACTACGTTTCGGATGGTTCTCCACAGGCGATTGTCCCACTCGTTAATACGGGACCATTGAGTCATGTTCTCCATGACCAGCCCAGACTCTTCCTCGGTTGGATCAAGAGCCCAATCAAAGTACCAAAAGTGACCTTCGTCATTTATGGGAGAGCAATGCTCAGAAATCAAATCAAGGGCTCGGGATACATCAGAGTCTTGATCCATCCAGTCATATAATTTATATCGTTCTAGCCTATCATATCTGCCCCTATATACTTGTTGGAGCATATTGAAATTATCAGAGCTACCACCGGACCACGAGTTGTCGCCTCCATAGGAGTGGAGTGTTAGTTTACGCTTACGGCGGTTACGACCGAGGTCAGGCTTTGCTATAGTGGTCCAGGCCATTCTCTTGATATCCGGTGGGAATTAGTGATAACATATGTCTATTTACTTCAAGAAACCATAGGTCTAATGGCTAGAAAATTCACCACGAAAGATTTCATCGAGCAAAGCCGTACGGTTCATGGTGAGGTATTCGATTACAGTAAGGTG